TCACCGTTGATACGGACGTTATCCCATTTCCCTTCGAGTCCAAGGCCGGACGGCCACACCGAGTAAAACTCGTGTACCGTCTTATGCCACATCGCGTAATTCGCGATGCAGAGGACAGGGAATGACAAGAGAGAACCCATTAACTGACCATTGGTCTGTGTGAAGTACCCGACTTCTTCGTGGAAGATTGTCAGGTTCGTCAACGACCTAGCGGCCAGGGATAGGAACTCGGGAGATCTACTTAGCTTGCCTGTCATATTGACAAGTATAGCTTCAAGCACAGTCTCCGTAACGTCTGCATTCAAGTTATCGGTGGCGGCAGCATAGTCGCCTGATACCCATTTTGCACCAGAAAAAAGTGGAAGCGCAGAGATGACATCTGCATCGATCTGTTTTCCCATCAACTCAAATCGTGAATCCTGACGCAGATGCGAATGGATCATCTTTTGGAGCGGCTTAAGAATGGTACACTGCCAATTGTTTTTGGTAATGACCCTAGCCTTTAGCGGATCTTGGACGATCTCCATCTTAGCTTCAAGCAACTCAGGTTGAGTTCGCAATGCAGCTTCAAGATAGTCCTTCTTAGAAGGAGCTAAAGGATGCCTTCGCAATTCCATGCGATGACCGTCCATGCGTTCCAGTTCGTAATGACTGGGCAGGATGGGCACTTCAATCAGTTCTTTCCGAGGACACACCTCCTTCTCTCCCTCGAGCCGTTTTATGGCCGAGCGGATCAAATCCAAAGTCGACTTTTGGTTTTTCATTAGTGGACGAGGAAGATGGACAGGGTGGTTCGGATCGAACATGAATGCTTGTGCTCCTCCTGCTGCGCGGGAAGATTCAAAACACGATTTGTTGGTAACGGAGTACTTCGGTACACCTCCGTTATCCCAGCCTTCAGGGAAAAGCTGTTGGGTCACCTTCCGAATATGATCAAGGATTTGTGAATCCGTCTCACGTTCAACCGTCAGTCTCTTCTTGCAGTCTCTGACCGCTTCCAATTGTAGGACGCGGGGCAGAGGAGGTAGAAACCTCTTCAATTGAAGAATTGACGTCGCTAGTGAAAGAGAGCGTCTTGATGGTCTAGATTGACCAGAGGATGTCACAAACAGTCGTTTTATATAACGACCATATTCGTGGGTGAAAAGAGTAGCCTCAGGACTAAGGAAGTCCGGCTTTGGTGGGAGATCGTCTCCCAGTAGCATAGGTAAGTAGATAGCAGTCAAGTACTTGACTGCTGACACGAAGTCCTTAGGACTGAGTGGTGACAGGAGATCGACAATTGAGTCGATTGATCCCTGTTCCCTCTCATGACCATGAACTACATACCCATCACACTGGAGAAGAATTCGAATTCCATTAACCAGAGCCGTCGTAGCCTCCTTAGTGAAGGTTGACGAGAACGTTACCGTCGATCTGTTGAGTGAGTTGGCTAACTTCACGTTACGGACCATTTCGCTTCGGCGCAAGCGGTTTGTATTGATATTGCTGTCTTTATGTACAAAGACAG